GTTGAATGCCTTACAACAACCTTCTGGTTACAACACTTTTACTGTCAAACAAGCCCAACGCCGTTTCGGCATCACCAATGTTACCGCCCGCATTGACGAACTACGTCAAGATGGTCATGTAATCTACACAAACAAAAAAGTTGTAGATGGTAAGAAAGTTGCCTTCTATCGTATGGGTAAACCAACCAAAGCTATGGTTCGTGCCGCATACAAAGGTGGTTTTAGCTTTACTGCCTAATAATCTTTAGTGGGGAGGTCCTCAAAAAGGACTCCCTTTTTTATTTCTCGGAGAACAAATGGAAATTTCAATTAAAAAAGAAGAATTACAAAAAAAGAGTCTGTTTGTCGCTACACCAATGTATGGCGGCATGAATCACGGACTATACATGAAAGCCTGTCTGGATCTACAAGGTCTGTGTTTGCAATACGGCGTACAGATTAAATTTTCATTTCTTTTCAACGAATCACTAATTACTCGTGCAAGAAACTATCTTGTAGATGAGTTTATTCATCGTTCAGAATGTACGCACATGTTGTTCTTGGATTCGGACATTTCTTTCAATCCACAAGATGTAATCGCTTTACTTGCACTCGATAAAGACGTTGCTGGAGGTCCTTATCCTAAGAAGGCCATCAAATGGAAATCAGTTAAGAAAGCTGTAGAAAAGAAACCAGATATTGATCCACAGACACTTGAAAAAGTTACTGGTGATTATGTGTTCAATCCAGTTAAGGGTACAGCACAATTCTCGGTTACAGAACCACTTGAAGTATTAGAAATTGGCACAGGATTCATGATGATCCGCCGTGAAGTGTTTGAGAAGATGGAAAAACAATATCCAGAAATTCGTTATAAACCAGACCATGTAGGTCAGGCTAACTTTGATGGATCACGATACATTCATGCGTTCTTTGATACGGTCATTGATACAAAAAATTCAATCACTGGTGGCGGCTCGGATCGTTACCTGAGTGAAGATTATATGTTCTGTCAGATGTGGCGTAAGATGGGTGGTTCAATCTGGTTATGCCCTTGGATGAAAACATCACACATTGGTACTTATCACTTTCATGGAGATATGCCAGCTGTTGCTAATTTTGTCGGAGAAATGTAATGGTTAAAATTTATGAAAGTCCGGATAAAGGTAAAACCATATACGAAAGAAACTTTGGTGAAGCGGATCGACAGACATATTATGTGAAAGATGGTGGTAGAATTGTTGCAGAAGCTCCTTATCAACCTGGATATGAAGATGCTGTACCACAACCAACACAAGAGATTGGTCGTAAGTTTGATGGTGGTAAATTGATGTATGGACTTCTTCCACCTCTGGCCTTGGAAGAAACAGTTAAAGTATTAACCTTTGGTGCTCAAAAATATGAACCCGATAATTGGCAGTTTGTACCTGATTCTAAGCGTAGGTATTTCGATGCCTTACAACGACACCTTTGGGCTTGGAAGCAAGGTGAGCAAATCGACCAAGAATCTCGATTGCCGCATCTGGCACATGCGATGTGTTGCCTAATGTTTTTATATGAACACGATGTTAAGTATTCCAAAGAATAACTTGACTTTTATTTTAGAATGTAGTAGGATAGTAATAACTTTACATAATGGAGAAACAAATGAAGTTAACCAAAGATACACTTGATGTATTAAAAAACTTTTCAACAATTAATTCTGGTATTGAATTTAAAAAAGGCAACACAATCAAAACGATGTCCTCTGGTAAGACAGTTCTTGCCAAAGCCAATCTAAAAGATGAGTTTCCACAAGATTTCTGTATCTACGATTTGAATCAGTTCCTATCGGTTCATGGTCTATTTGATAATACTGAAATTGAATTTGAAGGCGACAAGAACGTTATTTTCAAAAGTGGTCCTAAGAAAGCGACCAAGTATCGCATGACGGCCAAAGAAATGATTGTTACGCCTCCAGAAAAAGAACTAAGTCTTCCTTCTGTGGATGTTTCGTTCACTTTGACCAAAGAAGATTTTAGTGACCTTCTAAAGAGTGCGGCAGTTCTTCAATCACCACATATTGCTGTTGAATCTAAAGACGAAAAAATCTGTTTGACTACATTCAATGCCAAAGACGATGCTGCACACACAAACTCAATTGAAGTTGCTGAAGGTAATGGTAAAGTATTCAAGATGGTGTTCTTAACGGACAACCTTAAAATGATTCCGGGATCATACAATGTTGAAATCTCATCCAAAGGTCTGGCATCATTCAAAAATCAAAATGTTGATATTCAATATTGGGTAGCAACAGAATCTAAAGAATCTAAATTTGAGGGATAATTATGTTAGTATATTTTACAGATGCAACCAACCAACAAAAAGTTGCAATTAATCCAAAATATGTGGTTGTGGTTTTTGTTTTACCTGATGGTGAAATGAAAGGTAAAACCGTGGTTGGTTTAACGAATGGTAATATCGTTGTAGAAGAATCACAAATTGATGTTGTTGGTATCTTACAAGGACAAATGTAATGCCGACAATCACAACTCAGTTTGGAACTTTTGATGAGGTTCAGTTAAAAGCACTCAAAGGTGTGATTGAAGAAATTAACCATGCCACTCGGCAAATTGAAGCACACAATAGTCAAATCAAAGACATTGTGGATGCGGCTCATGATACCTTTAAGATTCCTAAGAAGATTATTAAACGTATCGCCAAAGTACAACACAACCAATCGTTACAAGAAGAAGTGGCAGAGTTTAAAGAATTTGAGGCATTATTTGAAGGTATTACAGAAGTTAAGTAATACCACTATGAAGTACTATATTATGGGAGTTTTGAATGGAACATTTATTATGGGTCGAAAAGTATCGACCATCTAAGGTGGAAGATTGCGTCTTGCCGGATGCAATCAAATCCACATTTCAAGAATATGTAAACAAAAAAGAAATACCCAATCTATTATTATCTGGCAGTGCAGGTGTTGGTAAGACAACAATCGCCAAAGCTTTGTGTGAAGAAGTGGGTTGTGATTATATCATCATCAACGGTTCAGACGAATCAGGCATTGATGTTCTCCGCACCAAAATCAAAAACTATGCATCATCAGTCTCCTTAATGGGTGGTCGTAAGGTCATCATCATTGACGAAGCAGACTATCTAAATCCTAATTCAACTCAACCTGCATTGCGTGGTGCGATTGAGGAGTTTGCCTCAAACTGTTCATTCATCTTTACTTGTAATTATAAGAATCGTATTATTGATCCGATTCATTCTCGTTGTACCGTTATTGACTTCCGAATCAATGGCCAAAAGGCTAAGATGGCTTCTCAATTCTTCAAGAGAGTGGAGTGGATTCTAGAGCAAGAAGGTATTACATACGACAAAGAAGTGGTGGCTGCTGTTATCACAAAACACTTTCCAGATAATCGTAGAATTCTAAATGAACTACAACGATACGCCGTTTCTGGTACAATTGATAAAGGCATTCTTTCTTCTGTTAGTGATATACAACTTAGTGAATTAATCAAAGCACTCAAAGAGAAAGATTTTGCATCGGCTCGTAAATGGGTTACCAACAATCTAGATAATGATCCAGCCAGAATCTTCCGTAAATTGTATGATGGTTTATATGAATCATTAAAACCACAATCTGTGCCACAATTGGTTCTTATCCTTGCACGATATCAATATCAAGCCGCCTTTGTGGCTGATGCTGAGATTAATCTGATTGCCTGTTTGACAGAGATTATGGTGGATTGTGAGTTCAAATAATGCCAGATTTATTCAAGGAGATTATACCCTCAATACTCCAAACTAAAAAGTCTGTAATCCACGATGATATAGATGCTAAAGACTATACACCCTTTGTGGTTAATAGAGCCTTGTCTTACCACATGGATTGTGTTCTATATGCGAATGAGATGAATTTGTATCCTGAGGTTGATAAAGACCTTCAATACCAATACCTGTTAGGTTCTATTCGTCCAATGAAACGTAAATTTCAACCGTGGCAGAAATCGGAGACCGATAAAAATATAGAATGTGTCAAGACATACTTTGGTTACTCCAATCAGAAAGCCAAAGAGGCTCTTCGTATTCTGAATAATGAACAAATCGATGAAATAAAAAGAAAAACAGATAAGGGCGGAGTTAAAAGTTGAATTGTTATAAATATACAATAACACTTTTATTAAATATAAAAATATGATTTATCCAACCACACTTAAAGAAGCCAAAGTCTTGCAGACAAAATATTACCAAACTGGTAAATTATGTCCACAAGGACATAACTCCAAAAGATACACCAAATGTTCTCGTTGTGTTGAATGTGTTTCTGAAAAACAAAAAATTTCAGGCAACAAATATGCAAAAAAATGGAGAGAAACACATAAAGAATCAAATAAAGTAAAAAGCAAAGAAGAATATAGGAAACAAGGAAAAAATTATATTTACTTGATGTGGTCGAGAGCCAAAAAAAGAGCTCTAGAAAAAAACATACCCTTCGATATTAATTTGAGTGATATAATTATTCCTACTGTTTGTCCTGTATTGAATGTTCCTTTTGCAATAAATGCTTCCGGCCGTGGTCCTGGAGATTATTCTCCGTCATTGGATAGAATCATTCCAGAATTGGGGTATGTTAAAAATAATATTAAAGTTATATCATTCAAAGCAAATAGAATAAAATCTGATGCGGATGTTGTTGATTTAAAAAAAGTTTTGGAATATGTGGAACACAACAATTCTAAATATAACAATAACATTCTATAATAAAAAATAATAGGCGAATGAATAATGATTAATATTACAGATTTAGTTGAAGTGACTTTAGGTGAAAAGGATGATTTTCTAAAAGTCAGAGAAACACTAACCCGCATTGGAGTGGCGTCTAAAAAAGACCAGATACTATTCCAATCGTGCCATATACTACACAAAAGAGGACAATACTATATCGTTCACTTTAAAGAACTATTTGCCTTAGATGGTAAACCTACTGATATTTCCGAAAATGATTTATCTCGTAGAAATGCAATTATAAAATTATTGGAAGATTGGGGACTGGTAAAGATTGTTCGTAAATCTCAAATTGAAACCCCACCTCCGATATTCTTATCCCAAATTAAAATTCTTTCCCATAAAGAAAAAGACGATTGGGAATTAGTACCAAAATACAGTATTGGTAAAAAACCTGAATCTTATTGACTTTCAGTATAAATACTGATACACTGGCTTCACCTTAGGACCGCTAAGTTACAGAAGCGTATAAAGCTGGCACAACGATAGGGTGTCGCTGGAACCAGTAACCAGCAAACCAGATATGCCTTCGGGGTATCTAAATTTGAAACTCGCTTAATACAAGGAGAAATAAGCATGAACACAACTTTAAACGCATTATTCCCACAATTGGAAACCATCAGTAAGTCTTTGGATCCATTTACTGTAGGCTACGACAAATTCTTTGTTGACCTCGGTGATATCACTAAAGATATGGCTAAAAAAGTGCAAACTTACCCGCCATACAATATCAAACAAATTAACAAGAACAAATACGTCATTGAATTGGCTGTTGCTGGTTTTGCAAAACAAGATATTGAAGTTACTTTGGATGGTAACAAATTGATCGTTAAAGGAAACGCAAAAGAAGATAACCTTAAAGAAGATGAAATATACTTCTTCAAAGGTATTGCTAACCGTGGTTTCGAGCGTTCATTTACATTGGCTGACAAGATTGAAATCAAAGACGCCGATATGGTAAATGGTATGTTACGAATCTGGCTGGAATCTTTAGTGCAAACCCAAGACGCCATCAAAAAGATTACCATCAAGGAAAAGAAAGATGAATAACTGGTGGCCTGTATCCGATGAAGAATGGGAAGAGTTGAATTATCCGAAATAAGTGGTAATAATATGAGGGGTTGGTTGCCAGTCCCTCATCTCTATGTTATAATGTATATATTATGAAAAATGTGAAAATTAAACCTATTCTAAAAAAGGTTCGTTCAAAAACGAACTCTGACACCTATTACACCTTCTCTAATTGGGATCCCAAGGAGATTGAAGGTATCACTTTTATTCCCGTAGTTAAAGAAGTTCCTAGTGAAAAGTTGCAACACACTTTTTGGTTGCGTAAAGATAATGTGGAGTATGTGAAATGAATAAAATTCAAAACTTTAAAAATCATCAACGACATGAGTTTGATGCCAGTAGTAAAGATGATTTAAAATTAGTTAAAAAATATCTTCACAACCATTCTTGGGGAAATGATGGATGTCCATTCTTTCTAGAATGGCCTTATCTAGATGTTCCTTCTATGGTAAAAGATAAAATCACAGGATACACACTCAAAGGATTGAAATGAAAACTTTGATTAACTGGTTAAAATATTCTGGTTGTAATATTACATTCAAATTAAATCCATTTCATTGGAGATTGTCTTGTGAATATTTTAAAACCAATGAAGCGTGGGAACAAGATGCTTTTATATTAGAACTACTACCAATTACAATTCGTGTTTGGTTTGATGACGGAAGTTGGTAATGGGACAATTGCACGAATATGAAAGAATGTATCGTTTGGATAATGAAGAAATAAATCTTGGAATGAAACAGAAGTTTATTGATGCCTACATGGATGTGGCTGAAAGGTTTGCAAAACTATCTTCTGCCAAACGATTACAGGTTGGCGCCATTGTAGTCAAAGATGACCGAATCATCAGTATTGGTTACAATGGAATGCCAGCTGGCTGGGATAATACTTGTGAAGATGTGGTAGAAATTCATGAGGATGGCGGCACAGTTACTAAAACCAAACCTGAGGTGATTCACGCAGAGGCCAATGCCATAGCTAAGTTGGCCAAGAGTTCCGACTCTGGAGATGGTTCCACGATGTTCCTGACCCATGCTCCTTGTATTGACTGTGCTAAACAAATATATACCGCTGGTGTAAAAAAAGTATATTACCGTGATTCCTACAAGGATTCACAGGGGCTTGACTTTTTATCCAAATGTGATATAATGGTAGATAAAGTATAAAAAATTTCATATGGTGAAATGAGTATTGTAGATAAATAAATAGTGTGAGTAGTAACGGATTAATGCAATTATTGGGTCAACTTATTAAGGAGAGACCTAAAATGCAGTTAAGTATAGTTGGTTGTCCCGATAAAAAACAATTCCGTCCGTATGTTAAGAGAGCGGCGCTGTTCTACGCTCAAGAACTCATGAAACCAAAGATGTTGGAAAACATCTATCTACGAATCAAATTCAACAGTAAAATTAATGTTTACGGATATGCTGAAATTTTAGAATATAATGAAAGTCGTAAAGCAAGAGAGTTTGAAATAGAGTTAAATCCAAATATTGGTGCAGCCGAAATATTAAAATGTCTTGCACATGAAATGACACACATTAAGCAATATGCTTATAATGAAACCAACGAAACATTAACTCGTTGGAAAGGTAGAAAAGTTGATTCTGATGTTGTTGATTATTGGGTTCAACCATGGGAAATAGAAGCCTTTGGTACAGAAGTAGGATTATTTTCAAAGTTTGCCATTAAAGAAAAACTTTGGAATGTGTTTTACGGGATACAAGATCCGGATAGTCCAATAGAAAAAGAACCGCTCGGCTGGAAAAAATAAGTATTAATATTAAATACACGAACCCAAGACTAAACATCTTGGGTTTTTTATTAATAAAAAACGCTTGACATATTGTGTGGTTCGTGTATAATGATTTACTTAGATGCACCTATCGTCTATCGGTTAGGACACCGCCCTTTCACGGCGGGAAGAGGAGTTCGATTCTCCTTAGGTGTACCA